CTTCGTCCTGTCAAGGATAGTGATTGAGTGCTCTTTACAGCGAAGAGTCTTCCATCCCTGCGATCCTAGATCCAGGTATACGGGCGTTCGATATTAGCTAACGCTTGCTTGTTTACTGTTGATGCGTTGACTTGAAGTCAGAGTTTATTTTTTATGTGGGAGCCATGGACACGAACAGAAATCTGTCCGTTATAATAATCTGCGGATTCTAATACCTTGCGATTGAATTGTTCTTTTGCTTCGATGTAACTACATTCTGCTTTTGATTTACAATAATAAAGTATTTCTCTGGTAAAGTTTTCGGTGCCTAATGAGATGATGTCTGCGGATAGTTCCGCGCTTGAGCCATAATAGTCTCTCCAGTCGCTGTCGACCTTTGAGCGGATTTTCTTTTTCTTTTTAGCGCCGTTCTTTAATTTCACTATTTTGGTAGTGGTTTTAGCGAACTTGGCTAATTTTTTGCCTATGTACTTTCGTCCAGATAGATTATTTGTAATTAGATATACAAATCCTATGCAATCCTCGGGCAATTCCTCGACTGGGATGTCTTGAAAAAACCAAGTCATGTTAGATTTGTTGTGCCATGTGTAGTATAATTTATGCCATGATTGTAAAATATTTTAAAATGTGATATGCTATTTGATTCTTTTTATATGTCTTGGCAGTGTCAAACAACTTCAACATCTGTGTTGTAATTGGTAAAGCCGTTTTCTTTCACCACAGTGAGAATATTGTTTACTCTGCCAGCCAACTCATCTTTATGGGAGACTAGCCAAACGCTCTTCTGTCCTTCTCGACTCATTTTCTTGAGTATGGCCAAAGCATTTTCTACACCGCTACTGTCCATGCCGCTGTCTACTAGCTCGTCGATGAACAACAAGTTGATTTGACTGTATAGACTTTCCCACACATCGCGGAAACTCCAGCTTAAACTTAGAATCAATCTATTGCGTTCACCGCGACTTAAATTATCAAAGTCCAATTCACGGCCCAATTCTTCAATACTAACTGATAGATCATTATTAAATTTAACAGTATGTGGCAACCCAATTTTATCCAAGTAATAGCCCAGTCGAGCATTTAGATAGCTCAAATTTTGATCAATGATTTTTTTACGAATAAAACTATCTTTGTTGGTCAATAGCTTGAGTAAAAATTCTTGGTGCTCTTTGATGCGAGTCAACTGATTCATTGAATCGTAGGTAATTTCTTGAAGAGCCTGCTCTTGCATTTCTTTAATTTGTTCAGCATAAGGATCCTCTTCGGATTGTTTGCTAGATAGTTGAGTCAGTACCGAAGCCATACTGCTGCGATGTTCAAATGCATCGCTTTCTTTGTCATAAAATGTCACGGGTTTAACACCTAGAGCACCAATTTGTGTGCCGGCAACCAATAATTCATCTACGGTACGACAGTGTGCATCGAATGTTTCTGTGGTGGTGGCCAGCAAAGTGCGTTTATTATTCAACACAGATTCGTGTGTTTCGTCGTGAAACGCTTGGCCGCAACTGTGACAAGTATGATTCTCTAAACTTTCGATCTCTGTTTCCAACTTACGGATCACTGCTATTTCTCGATCTCGATCTGATTCGGCCCGTTTTTGTGCAGTACGATTGTCAGTGATGTCTTTGCTGCGCCGAGTATACTCTGCCAACTGTGTGTGGGCATCCAGTTCAGCTTCAATGTTTAGCTGAGCCAGTTCGTCGTAAGCAGCTTGCAACCCAGTGACATCTTCGTCTTTTTTCTTTAACCAAAGTGTCTGCCTACGCAGCAGTGCATCAATTTGATCTTGAATTCTTTTGTTGGCATCACCTACTGCTTTAATTCGAAACTCTTCTTGTTGGATAGCATCTTTTGTAGCTTTGTTTTGTTCTTTAAGAGAATCTGCTTTTTCACTCAGCATGGTAATACCCAGCAATTGTTCAATGATAGTTCGTTGCTCGTTGGCTTTGAGACTCAAGAACGGCTCAGTATAGGTATTCAAGGCAACTATATGCCTAAACATATCGTGGCTCATGCGCAGCAGTCGTTCAATCTCTTGTTGAGTTTCTCTGCTGTCACCTTGACTGTTGTCGTCTTTGCTTTCCAACTCTTGCTCGTCAATATAGAACTTGAGCACATTGGGTTTACGACCCCGTTCGATTCTGTAAACTCGCCCATCGCATTCAAAATCAATAGTGACCAACATGTGTTTGACATTGGTCTTGTTGATCAAGTTATCTTTTTTAATATTGGTCAAGGCCTGACCAAACAGCGCATAACTGAGTGCATTGATAATAGTAGTCTTGCCCGTGCCGTTCCTGGCACCGCTGTCGTCACCACCCAAGTCTAAATTTTCACCCAATACAAGTGTTAGATCTCGACGATCGAAGTCGATGCCCTGCGTGGAGTTACCCACACTCATGAAATTTTTAACCGATAGAGATTTTATTTTAAACATTATAGATTTCTGTAAATGTCCAACAACAACTTATTGTCATAGTGCTCACTGGCAATAGCAGTAAGTTGATTGGTAACAATTTGATCCACTGATTCAAAAGTCACATTGCCCTGTATTGCGTATTCATTGAGGTCTGTATTCTTTTGTGGAATAAGAGTAATTTCGCGAAGCTTATGCGACAGCATAAATGTTTCTTTGATAAAAGTTGCTTCTTCGTAACTGATATCTATATCAATATTTACTCTAACATGCATGCCCGATTTAAGTATGCTGTCTGCATTATTAAGTATCGCACCCAATCCCAGTACTCTGTAAGTTGGTTGATCAGGCCATGCATGGTACTCAGGTTCTTTGCCCCAGTCTAAAATCATCAAGCCACGCTCATCGTCTCCGGCATCTGCATAATTGTGCGGGAAACAATTTCCAATGTAGGTAATATTTTTGTTATGCTGTCGTTTATGAAAGTGTCCCGTGAACACCTGTTCGAAGTTGCCAAAGTGTTCCCGTTTGACTTCGCCGTGGTCTGGCATTTGCACCATGGCATTCATGTAGAAGTGCGGCAATTCAAAATGACCAAACATGTACTTGGCATTTAATTTGGGAATACGCTTGTGATCATCGCCCACTAGCCATGGCGCAATCACAACATCACCACTGGAAAACCAATCATTACAAATATGTACATTTTTTAAATGTTTGGCCCATTCCACACTTTGGATATCTCTCTTGTCCCTGTAATACAAATCGTGATTGCCGGGAATAAAGAACACAGTATCAAAATTGGCATTCAAATGTTCCAGTGCTTGAAGACTATAGTTGAGAGTGACAATATTAATACTGGCGCGATTGTTGTGCCAATCTCCGAGAAACATTGCAGTTTCACAGCCTTCCGCTTTGGCTTTGGCAGTGGCCCATTTGACGAAATTCAAACAGTCGTCATTGTGCAACTGACTGTTTGATTTCAATCCAAAGTGAATATCAGTGAATACCGCGGCTTTTTTAAATAGATTACTCATCTAAGCAGTATAACACATTATTCGTCATAAGAGCTAGACCCGCCGCCACCAGAACTTTGTCCTTGACGGGTATAACTTGGATTTAAATTGTTCATTTCCAAAATATCATCGCGTAGATTTTGGTTGCGCTTTTCAATGTTTAGGACACGAGTAAAGCTGTTAGTGATAGCGGCAGTATAATACGCAAAAGGGTTCTGCGATTTTGACTCGTCAAATTGCAAGCCAATTTGGCTGAGTTGCAGCAGGGCCTGGCTTCGCATTTCGTCATTGTAGGTGTATCCTCTCCAGTTACTACGAGTAGCATAACGCTCACACAGTTTCATAAACATATGAGCTAGCTTGTTGGTCATGGCGCCATGGTCTTTGGTAAACGCTCCAGTATCAATTGGGCCTTTCCAATGGCTTTTGCCCACTATGTAAGGCTCACCTTCTTCGGTGACTTTGTAATGATAGAACGGAGGAAAGTTAACTTTGACATATTTGTTATGTTTGGGATCATCTTCGTCGTACTCAGTGTGCGCCACTTCGTCTTCATCCTCATACAGTTCTTTGGCTGTATTTTTGGCTTTTTGTGTTTTTACATTATCAACCGGTATATGTTCCCAAGTCATTACTCGAAATACCACTTCAGCCGCAGCAATTTTGGACAACTTGATCTCAAATTGATCTGCTTTTTGTTTCTCGCCAGTGGCCAACACTGCGGCTTCGTGCGCCAGTTTGCTTAATCTTTCGGCTCGTAATTTACGGGCTTCCAATATGTTTTTCTTATTGATTTTCTTAACATCCAGCAAAATCATATCATAATCCGAGTCTGTGGGATCAGTGAACACGCAATATGTGGTTTTGCTTTTGTGAATTTCTTTTAAGATATCTTTATTGTTGAGATAATTTGATTTAATGTTGTTCTCCTGGAAAGTTAGCATATACTAACACTTTGTTAACTCGTTGTCAACCTTTTATAAAACTAGCAGTTTTTTGATTCGATAAATATTTGATAGTAGGTACATATGGCAATACAAACAAGCCCTTCATCTAATTCAAATAATGTCACACCGGATGGTGTCGGTCAAACTGCGGGCTTTGCACAAGCAGCACAGGTAAACGCTCCGGCCACAGCCAGTGCAGCCCGTTTGGCAGGTGCCGGCCTGGCCGGCGGCGCAGTTTCGGTACTTCAAGACATTGCTGGTCGTGTATTTAACTTCGATTGGATGGGAGCCAACGGAGATCCGTTGACTCCCGAAGCTGACTGGCGTGTGCGCGTCAGTATGGCTCCTGCCACCGCAGCATTGTTTTACAACAATCAGAGCAATGCCATAATGTACCCGCTGAGTCAAACTCGGGGTGTGATATTTCCGTATACACCAACCATGACAGTATCTCATGCGGCCAAGTATGGTAACACTCCTCTTACGCACAGTAATTACTCCAGTTATTTTTACGAAGGTAGCGAAGTTCAAAGTATACAGCTCAACGGAGAGTTTACAGTGCAGAACATACAAGAAGGACAATATCTCATGGCCGCTGTGCAATTTTTTAGATCTTGTACCAAAATGTTTTTTGGTAATAGTCCGCTGGCTGGTACACCCCCTCCGTTGGTATTTTTATCTGGATTCGGTGATGCGTATTTGCCATATGTGCCCTGCGTGGTCACCAACTTTAGTCACACCATGCCTGCAGATGTTGATTATGTAAAAACTCCAGTTGGCTCCAGTTTAGACAATGTAGTGGGCAATCAAATAAACACCAACATGGCGGGTCGCGCAACCATGTTGCCCACCATGAGCACTATTTCGATAACACTACAACCAATTTACAGCAGACGCAATATTGCTGATAACTTTACACTGGAAAAATTCAGTGCAGGTGCATTGATAGACCGAGGATTCCTATAATGGCTCAAGTAATATACGATAGATCAAGTCCTTACTTTGGTACTGGGACCTTTGGTAAATTTTTAGATATATCAGAGTTTCCTGCGATACCAAAACAACCAGACGATGTGCGGTTTCAAGTGAATAAAACATATCAGTACAGACCAGATTTGTTGGCCTATGACTTATACGGGGATGTGAATTTTTGGTGGGTGTTTGCACTTAGAAATCCCAACACTATACAAGATCCAATTTTTGACATGCGAATAGGCAACACAATATTTTTACCTAAAAAAGACACCATTGTTGGGATCATAGGATAATCAATTATGACCACCCCTATAA